TGGGAGTGAACGCGGACAGCACTGAATTCAAAGTTGAATGGTGGTACACAGGCCTTGATATGTACGAGAAAATTCCTGGTCTCGGTTCAATCGAGTTTGACGGAGTTCACGTAAATCCATGGGATCTCGTGCTGGACAACAACATCAACGAGACCAACATTATCGAGCTTGCGAGCATCATTGGACACGCCTCCGACGATGTGGTCATGTACACCGTCGACGAAATACGAGAAACCTGGCCCAAACTTGACATCGACGACGACACCGTACAAAGGATGGACCTCATGTGGACCAGCAAAGTACCGGGCAGAAAGCAGCAGTACAAGGTCATCGACATCATCACGAAGAAGAAGATGATGAAGTGGTCCCCGACCTACGACCAACGTGTTTTTGCGAGGGGAGTACTCGCGTCGAAATACCCGGAATGGAGCACCGAGGTTGTGGAAGACTGCATCAAGACCATGACTCGCACGTCCGAGGACCATCGGGTTTTCACTCAGCAGCTGAACACCGTCTGCTCATGGGATGTATCCGAAGGGAAGAAACGTAAGCGACAGTAAGGGGTATAAAGACTGAGGGCGTCAATATGATGAGAAACATGGAACATACCATCGGCCACACGACTATTTATGACTGGGTGATGGACCCGTACCTGGTTAACGAAATTGCCTTTTCCCTCTTTGAGATTGAGAACTCCGATCTCCTCTCAAAGAAGTGCAGTTACGAACAGGAGATGTCTGATATTCTCGGATGGAAAGACGCCCGCGGTCGACACAGGGATGCCATCGCAGGGGACGGCACAGGGATTGAACTGAAAAAATCCGCCGGCAGCTTCATCTTCGATGGGGTTCGCTACGCGGAGATGTACATGACAAAGGAAGAAGACAACGGTATTCACGTTCTCTTCAACTTCAATACGAAAGGGGTGACCCGAGTGTTCATCGTCCCGAATTGGATGATGGTCCAACTCATAATCCCCCGACTCGATATCGCACAAATTGAATTATCACTGTTTAACACACGCAAGGAAATGGATCAGGGTCTCAACTCACAGGCGACGATGACGCCGAACCGGATGATCCAGGCTCTCAACGCTATGTGAGCCTCCTGCACCACTTCGCCGAGAGTTCTGGGAAAGTATCCTCTAGAGTTTTGAAATATAAATCCAGATATTCCTTCTCCATTGTATCGTAGATTTTTATCGGGATACGTATTAAAAGAAGATGATATGATACTGACAGACCAGATAATCAGATACCTGTCTAAGGATATTATGTTACCGAAACGATGTCACGCGACGAAAAGGCAACTCGTGTCTGTAAAGGAGTGTTGCGACTGTAAAATTTTCTGTAAGAAACCGCCAAAGGGTTCGGTACCCGCCTACGCGTTTATCTTAAATCCTTATCCGCCGTATAATACGTCTTCCCCTTAGTGGCGAAACTATGAACCCTCGCGTACCCCCACGCTTGTGGAGAGGCTCCCGGACGATGCCCGGTTCTCCACGCGGCGAGTCCCCTCTTGTACACGGTCTTCACAGTCTTCAGAGGAATGCCGGTAGCTTTACTAATTTCAGGGAGGGATTTGACTTTGGGCCCGTATCTCTTTCTGAACCTCTGGGTGTAGGAGGAAGTCTTCGTCTTTTGTCCCTTGTCCGTCTTGAATCGTCTATAATCCCTGCGAAGCATTTTCTTGTAGCGGGTCTCAACCTGTCCCAGGGTCTCAAGCCCCCTGAAGTATTTGAGCGGCGCGTAGATCTTCCCCTTGGTTTTACGCAATTGGTCAACCTTGCGAACGATCTGGGTATCGGTGAGGGGCATCCTTACTCTGTGCTCACATTTTTATCGTCACGGTGAAATACGACACCGCGAGAACGTAGGCGGCGAACAACATATCCGAAGGAGTCCAGGTGTACCCCCCGTCCCAATCACCGAAGACGTACTTGGTACACAGGAAAACGATCGCGGGTATGATCAACTCCTTTTTGAAATTGGACCGGTTACGTACGTGAAGCAGGAGGTACGAGAGCGTGACGATGAACAAGGTGGACTGGATCATCGTTTACTATTTACTTTTCCTTTAGATATTTAATTGCAACTTCGATCGACGGGTAGATGAGTTTTCCGAAGCGGACGCGACCCGTCCTAGGATTGTACCAGCCATCGTGTCCTTTGAACTTTGCCCTGTGGACCTCGATCATATAAAAGAATAACATTATATTTTATGTATGAGCCTATCAATCATCTGTGGCAACATGTTCAGCGGGAAAACATCCGAGCTTATCCGGCGTCTAAAATGTCGAAAGGCGATCGGTGATAAAATCTTGGTCATCAACTCGAGTAAGGACACGCGGTCTACCGAACGCGTGCTGAGAACGCACGACAACGTCACGTTCACGTGTCTCAAGGTGTATGACATCTTCGACGTGATACACATGCCGGAATTCGACGACGCCGACGTAGTTGCCATAGACGAGGCTCAATTTTTTCCTCGGCTCAAAAAGTTCGTGGAGTGTGGGATGTACGTCAACAAAAACATCATCATCGCGGGACTCGACGCGGACTCGTCGCAGCGAAAGATCGGTGAGATCATAGATTGCATCCCGATGGCGTGCGACGTGACCAAACTTTCGGCGCTTTGCATGCGATGCAAAAACGGAACTCCTGGTCCTTTCACGAAGCGCACCGTAGACGACAAAAGTCCTGAACTCATAGGAGGCTGCGACAAATACGTAGCGGTGTGCAGATACCATCTCACCTCCTATGGACATCTAGTATGAGCACGGTCCTCTTACCCACCCCTTCTTTTATCAACTCGTGGTACCTGCTATGATCGAAAAGAAATTCCCCGCCTTCTTCGTGGACGTGCTGTCCCCCGTCCGTGTAAAGAACGCATCTACCACCACTCTGCACGGTTATGTGGTATCGCAACAGGCGGTTACATTCCGCTCGGTGTGGGTCGAGTCGCATAGGACCTTCACTCACGGCGAACGCCGCCACTTTCGTTTCGACGCATGGGATCTGTTTCAGGAGACTGTTGAGTAAGGGGAAATCTTCAACCCTGTAATAATAGTAGTTATCATTCTTCTCGAACCAAGGAGAGAGGTCGTGGTAAAATCTCTTCTTCAGCGAGGGATGGACCCGTTCGAATTCCTCTTGAATCTTCTTAAAGTGGAGTTTAATCAGCGCCAGGCCGGGGTAATTGGACACCTTGCACGGACTAAACATATGGATGATGTCTCTGAACGAATTGCGTATTCCACAGAGCGGTCGACGAACGTTCTGAAAATACAGGCTGTCTAAAGGAAATTTGCAGAAATCCCACATCACCATCAGCGTGGGAACCGCCAGGACACTTTTGACCCACATTATTATCTCTGTATAAAATAAAAAACGAACGAAATGCCCGGATACACCGAACCGCTCGAGCCCGAGCCCACCAAGGAGAAGAAAGAGATCAAGTCCCGCTTCGCGATGCCCACGAAGCTCACCATCGTTCAGATGGTCCTCCTCGCGTTCCTAGTCATTCACGCGTGGACCTCCCGCAAGGTTAAGGGTGTGGTAGTTTCCACCATCGCCCTCGCCATAGGCCTCCTCCATATGTACGATCACCTCTACCGAGTTGGACGCCACGGTGGTGAGCACCTGTTCTTCCTTCCCAAGAAGGAGGAGTACGGCTGCAAGTCCTGCATGTAAAAAAATTCAAAACGTAATGTAAGTATGCGCGTCAGGATTCGTCGGAGCCCTAACCCGGCGAAGAAATTCAGGGCGACACTAGAAGACGGCAGGACTGTTGACTTTGGTGCGAGTGGATATAGCAACTACACCAAACACAAGAATCCTTCTCGTATGCGAGCGTACGTGCGGCGGCACGGCGGTAAAATATCGATGGGTCTGATTTCAGAACAGGACCCCAAAAAAATTCAGACTCGAATGTTAGACGTCGACCGAAGCGACAAAGAGAGCTGGGGTGTGAGCGGTGTAGGAAGCGCCGGTTTTTGGTCCCGATGGTATCTGTGGAGTTATCCCTCGTTCGGTCAGGTGGACAAGTTCCTGAAGAGGCGGTTCGGAATCATTGTTTCGCGTTGAGAATTTGGTCGACTAAATCTTCAGGCTGTTGCTCCATCATATCGCGGAGACTTTCACACGAGTCTTTCATCTCCATTATCGCGATGTCTACATTTGAGAACGGTAAGCACTTCTTACGCTCTTCGTCCTGGCTCTGCCACGTGCAGGAATTTCGTACCTGATCTTCGGTGAGTCTCCCGTAATCAACTTTCATCTCTTCTGTGGGTTCCATCATGTCTTTCAGGTAAGATTTCCAGTCCTGGAACCCACTGAAGGTCAGAATGCTTTCGTTACTTTTGTAATATTGCATGCCCTTTTTGATTTCCGCTCGAGCATCTTCGCTCGTCAACTCATTGTACAAGGTGCAAAGTTCCGGTGATTTTTCCTGAAGCTTTCTGAACGAGTCGAGCATCGCGTTCTTCGTCGTGAGGTCACCGGGGAGTTCTCCCTCTCTCGGGATGTCGGTGCCGATGAGTCGCAATTCGTTGGCCAAGTCCATGAACTGCCGCATCTTCTTCATCCTGACAACCTTCTCAAAGTGAGGTGAAGTTCCTGGTATGAAACCGGTGATAAAACCTCCCGCCGCCGAGCTGGACAGGGATGAGCAGCAGCACATCAGGAGAAGGAGGCTCGCCATTTGGTAGTAGTCTATATTTTTTTATGTGATTATAGTAATAAACAATGGATCCACTTTCGATGCTCAGTTTGCCAATGACCATGATGAATGTCGTTTCCGGTCTCTCCGCGGGTATTCCCGTCATCGGTGATATAACTCCCAAAACCGACGGTCCTTTGAGTGACAAGGAGTTCGGTTCCTACATCGCCAGTGTAATTTGTTTGATCATAATGATATATATGATAGTCAAAATGCCCTTCAAGACACCCCCTATTATGTTAGCCTGCTGTTGCTCCCTCTCCTCGTGCAGCAGCTCCACCAGCCGCATCGTTGACGAATCCAAGCGTCGTATGGCGTCCTCTCCGGCCGAGGAGTGAGTCAATTTCAAATAAAGTTGTCCACGCGATACATGTTCACATTGAACGACCCTTTCCCCGTGACGTCGACTGATTCACTAGAATGAAGTTCCTGGCAGCCGACGTCATCCATGCAATCTCTGTCCTTGTGTCCCACAGGTATGGAATATAGATTATCACCCCCCGTAGTCGTGTAGAAGTGATACCGATCTCGCCTGCCCCTGACCTCCTTACCATATAAGGGTAAGGTTTCCCCTTGCTCGCCTGTTAAGACTCCCATCTGGTGGAAGACACCCGGCTTCCAACTTCGAATAGGTGGCTGACGGAATTCCGGCTCCATCCGAGGGGGAGGAGGCGCCCTCGCGGTGCGAAAAACTGGGCGAGAGACGACGACCTTCTTGGGGTTGGCCAAGAGGTAGGCCACGGTTGCTATAAGGGTGATTACGACGACCATCATCACTTGGGATTTAGTCTGCTTCTTCATATTACAGTCTAATTAGATTTT